CTCGTGGAAGGCTACCGTATCCCTCTCTCGCACATATCGTCGATGGGTTTCGTGCGCACGGAGGAAGGTCTCCTCCGTACACCATCTCCTGGGATCCCCTGCCACCCCCCGCCAGTACTTGCTCACGAGACCATACAACCGTTGCTCGTCAGTGAGGGTACGGAGGGTCCTCTCCGTCTTCTTCCAGAAGTCATGTAACGTAAGATAGTGGAGTTGGGTGAGAGAGTATCCTTGCCTCTCTAAGATCTGGAAGCGATCTTCAATCGTGTGATAGCGATACTCGGTAGAGGGGACTCTCTTCTGGATCCCACGCTCCGAGACAAAGGCGGGATCGTACGTCGTTTCCGTCTCAGGAGACCGCAAGGTGATCCTGTCTCCATAGGTACCCGATAAGAGGCAGATGCCGTCACCCTCTGTCTTCTGCACGAAGAGACAGATATGCTCCCCGACCTGCGGTCGATCGGTAGATTCGGAGAAGGCAATGGTCTCACAGAGTTCCTGAATGGAATCGCCCCACGAGATCACGATCTCGCGGGTCTTGCGCGTTACATGATTACGAATCGTTAAGGGAGGAGGAAGGCTCGTGCAGTCGTTCCAGGGAAGACTCATCGTCATAAGGAGTCTTAGGTAATTAAATGGAGGGGTGAACTCATGAATGAACTCAGAGATCTAGGGGACTGCTCGTGATCTCGATCCCGCAGTAGTTCACAGGGTTCTGCTGATAGTCCTCGGCCGTGTAGAGGCCTTGGGCGATGGCCTTCTCCAGCAGAAACTTCATATTGTCCCAGAACTCATCGGTGTGACCGGAGGACCGACTCATGATGTGGGCCAATTCATGGATCGCGACGAAACGAACGGTATTCGTATCGATGAAGCGTTCGGTATCGGTCTCGCGCAAGCAGATGGAGAGTTCATCGCCTTTGTTCACCGAATAGGCCACATGCTGCGAGCCCGGGATGTTCTCCGTGAGCTCTTGGGGATGGAACTTCCGAGTCAGACGTTCGATGGCCTTCACGCGATCATAGTCCTTGTCGGACGCTTGGTTCTCGTGCCCCTTACACGAACTACAGACGCTCTCCAGCGTCTCTCCGAGATCCCCCAAACGATCCGCCGCCTCTTGCTTATCCTTGAGATTCCGTACCCGATATGTCCGGCCATTGCGAGCCTTCACTGTGTCCAAGTAGATCCGCTTGCGGATATAGTTCATATACACGAAATAGATGATCACCCCAACCAAGAGCCACGTAACTTCTCTCATTACTGAGACTTAGAAAATTTGATGGAAGGAACCTCATCTAAATAGAAACCCCCTATCCTAGTAAGAATGGATCGCACCTTCCAGATCGTGGATATCTCGTCCGATGATTATGAGGGTCCCGAGGGCACGGAGTTCGTCGTGACGCTCTATGGTATTGATACCACAAATGAGCGCCTCGTGTGCCATGTGCGGAAAGTAAGGCCCTACTTCTTCCTCAAGATCCCCGATACCTGGAGCAAAGCGATGGCGAAGCGCTTACTCAGCGAGATCACCCTCTACTGGAACAAGACGCCACAACGCCTAGGCAAGCGATCGTATCTGGGAGAAATCCATCAGCTGACCCTCGTGACAGACTACGACTTCTACGGATGCCACTATGTCCCGGATCAGAAGAAAGTGAAACCCTTCCAATTCCTCAAGATCGTCTGTACGACCCATCGGGCCCTGAAACAGATGGTCCAAGCCATCAAGGAGTACTATGGGTCGCACAAACCGAAGGCCTCCGCACAGAAGTCTCTGATGACCGAATGGCTCCAGGTGGAGACCACCCTGAACTGCGACAGCCATCTCTACGAAGCGAGTCTCCCTCCCGTGATTCGCTTCATCCACGACAGCCAGATCGATCCCACGGGCTGGGTCACCGTCACGCCCACGTCCTCGTCCCAGGCCCTCGAGACGGGATTGTTCCCTAGGGAACTCACGGTGAACTTCACCCTCAAGGACAGCCTCCGGAAACACGAGAGTCAGGAGACCAGTCGCTATGTCATCGCTTCCTTTGATATTGAGTGCGATAGCTCTCACGGAGACTTTCCGCAACCCACCAAAGACTTTAAGAAACTCGCGACCGATGTCTACGATTCCTTTCGGAAGATGTATCAGAAGGGCGAGGAGAGGGAGCGTCAGAAGATCCTGGACGATCCCGAGATCTATCTGGAGGCCCTGATACGCCAAGGCTTCACCCCGACGCCTCTGACAGGGATCTATCAGTATGCCGAGATCCATCGGGTCTTCTGTGTGGACGAGGCCGTTCCCTCGCCCTCCGAATCCATGATGGAAGACTTGATCGACGAGATCTATGTTCACTCCGATATCGCCTTCGCCTTACAGACACCCGACAACGAAAACAAACAACGAGACACCAGCATCAACCATATCAACGTCTTGTTACAGACACACCTGAAAGATAGTCAGAACCAACCGCTCGTCGTGAAGGGCGATCCCGTGATCCAGATCGGGACAGTCTTCCACGACTACGGCACCGATGAATATGATCGCCATATCGTGGTCATCGGACCCGAAGATAATATGAAGGACGAAGACATCTGTGATGATCTGAAAGACCATGATATCACGGTCGAGCGATGTCAGACCGAGACAGATCTCTTGCTCGCCTGGACTAACAAAATGAAAGAGAAGAACCCTGATTTCGTCACGGGCTACAATATCTTCGGCTTTGATTTCAAGTATCTCAAGGAGCGCGCCCACGTCCTCTTGGAGTGTCCGACACACCTCTATGGCCGACACTCTGGCACCTCCAAGTGCAATCGCTTCGGACACCACGCGACGTGCCCGAGTCATCAGTTTTACGATCTGGGAAAGATTCTGAAGGGACAATCTGCCTTCTATTCCAAGCGATGCGAATACAAGACCCAAGCGCTGAACTCCTCGGCCTTTGGGGAAAACTCCCTGAATTACATCACGATGGATGGACGGATCCTCTTCGATATCCAGAAGGAAGTCCAGAAATCCCACAATCTGGATTCCTACAAACTGGACGATGTGGCCTCACATTTCATGCGGGGCAAGCTCCAGGAGATCCAAGGTTCTCAGTTGCGCACCGATGCCATCGGGACGCTCAAGACAGGCGATTACATCTCCTTCCGGACCCACTCCAACATAGGTGAATTGCTCCATGAATACGGTCGCAAGTATCGGATTGACGAGATCCAAGGTACCCTGCTGAGACTCCGAGAACCCTTGGACCTCGCTCTCCACGAGTTTCACAAGGTGGAGTGGTGTCTGAATAAAGACGATATCACGCCCCAAGATATCTTTGACTACCATCAGTGCGTAAGTCCAGAGGGACCGAAGAAGAGAGCACTCGTCGCCAAGTACTGCATCCAGGATTGTGAACTCTGTATCAACCTCTTGCTCCTCTTGGACCTGATCCCCAATAACCTCGCGATGGCGAATGTCTCCTATGTCCCTGCCTCGTATATCTTCTTGCGAGGCCAAGGCATCAAGGTGACCTCGGTCGTGACCCGCGTCTGCAATGCGGAGAACACGCGTGTCCCCGATCTCAAGAAACTTCCCTTGATGCGAGACTATGTGAAGATCTACAAACACGCCGGAACCGAAGGCGACATGCGTACCCAGATGGAAGCACTCCTCACGAGACAGAAAGAAGATCAAGGGAAAGAGAGTCCTCATGTCCAGATGATGCAGGCACTCCAGGGGACTCTGGGACCCCATTCTCTACGAGAGGCCTACTTGGAAATGAGGGTGAAGTTCCAGATGATCGCGGATGCGGGGTGGCGATGTCCCAAAGACTATGAACTGGACGAGTGGTGGACGGAGGTCTCGGAGATCTCCTTGGACAAGAAAGGGATGATGGGTTACGAAGGGGCGGTGGTCCTGGATCCGACGCCCGGGATCTATCTCAGCGATCCGATCGCGGTGATGGACTATGCCTCGCTCTATCCGAGTAGCATCATCGAGAAGAATATCTCGCATGAGACCCAGATCGAGGACATGGCGATCTTGGACTCCTTAGACCCCGATCAATATCATACGATCAGCTATCAAAACTGGGTCTATCGCTTGAAGGGTTCGGGGAATACCGTGGAGAAGGTCTTGGACACGGTCTCGGGTGAGAAACACTGCTACTTCCTGAAACCGTCGGTCACCGGTACCACGGGAATCATACCGAAGGTCTTGGAGCACCTGCTCCAAGCCCGGAAGGCCACGAAGAAGCGGATGAAGTCCGAGACCAACGACTACAAGTACAAGGTCTTGGATGGTCTGCAGTTGGCCTATAAAGTCACCGCGAACTCCGTCTATGGTCAGCTGGGCGCACGGACCAGCACGATCTTCAAGATGAATCTGGCGGCGTGCACGACGCGCATCGGACGGGAGCGAATCGAGGATGCAACACGAGGGGTCCACGAGTGGGCCATCGACCGAGGACTCCCGAAACCCGAAGTGGTCTATGGGGACACGGATAGTGTCTTCGTGAAGTTCTCACGAGTCAAGGATGGAAGGACCTTGGAGGGCACAGAGGCGCTCCAGTACTGCATCGAATGTGGGCAGGAGGCGGGGGCCTTCATCACGAAGCAGATCCAGGTCAAAGAACAGCATCCGATCCAAGTCTTGGAGTATGAGAAAACCTACTGGCCCTTCATCCTGATCTCCAAGAAGCGCTATATCGGCGATAAATACGAGTTCAATACCGAGAGCTGCAAGCGAGACTCCATGGGGATCGTTATGAAACGTCGGGACAATGCGCCGATCGTGAAGCATGTCTTTGGGAACATCATTGAGCTCCTCATGACGGAACATGATTTTGCGAAGGCCCAAGAGTGGTACCGCACCACCCAACAAAAGATCTTGAACGGGGTGTTTCCGTTGCAGGATTTCGTGATCACCAAGGCCCTGCGAGGCTATTACAAGAATCCTCATCAGATCGCCCATAAGGTCTTGGCGGATCGGATGGCCGAACGCGATCCCGGGAACAAACCCAAGAGCAACGATCGGATCCCGTATGCCTACATCCAACAGGAACCCCTGAAGATCATCGGCCACAAGCAGACAACCGTCAAAACCAAAGTCGAGGCGGGGTTCTACAAGAACGGCAAGCCCAAGACCAAGATCGTCCTCACGAGGGTGGATGGAGACCCCATCTACGAGAAACGGGTCCTCTTGCAGGGCGATCGGATCGAACACGTGGACTACATCCAGAATCACCCCGAGGTTACCTTGGACTATGAGTTCTACCTCACCAACCAGATCCAGAATCCGGTGAATCAAGTCTTGGAACTCCCGATGGATCCGTGAAGGATTCGTTCGTTAGTTTGTATCGGCCTTGGGTTCCTGGATCCTGGTCGTTAGTTTTAATTCTTGAGATTTTTTTTCTAAACCAGGGTATAACTCATATGGGAGGAGGATTGATGCAGCTCGTTGCCTATGGCGCTCAGGATATCTACCTCACGGGGAATCCCCAGATCACGTTCTTCAAGGTTGTCTACCGCAGACACACCAACTTCTCGATGGAGACCATAGAGCAGACCATTAATGGGTCTGCAGTGGCAGCTGGTTCAGGTTCGGTAACTATTTCCCGGAATGGTGATTTAGTCTACAAGGTCTATGTGACCTGTGCAGCCATGACCGTCGGGAGTGATGGTAATAAGCTGATTGATAATGTCGAAGTTGAGATTGGGGGCCAGCGTATCGATAAACAGACTTCCGAATGGAATCAGATTTGGGCCGACTTATCCACCCCCGCCTCCAAGGAGGCTGGATTCAAGTGTATGACCGGCGCGTGCGGGAACGCTGTCACATATGGTGTCGGCGAAATCCAGGTTCCGCTCAACTTCTGGTTCTGCCGCAACCCTGGTCTGGCGTTACCTTTAATCGCCCTCCAGTACCACGAGGTCAAGCTCAAGTGTCTCTGGGGCGCGGCTGTTGGTACTCGGAAGGTTGTCTGTGATTACATCTACCTCGACACCGATGAGCGTCGTCGTTTCGCCCAGGTCTCGCACGAGTATCTGATTGAGCAGGTTCAGGTGCAGGGGGCGGACACCTCGGGTAATTTCAAGCTCAACTTCAATCACCCGGTCAAGGAGCTGATCTGGACGTCTGATGCAGCGAACACCTACGGCGATGCTCTCCTCAAGCTGAATGGACACGATCGCTTTGCCAAGCAGCAGGAGGAATACTTCCAGCTGAGACAGCCCTACGACAACCACACGTCTGTGCCCGGTCAGAATATTGTGTTGACTGATAGACCGCAATTACTTGCTACTCCTATTGCATTAACAAACGAAACTGAAGTGAATAAAGCTGTGGCAGGCGGTGGCGCCGCCTCCGGTCTCGGAGAGATATCTGTGACCGCGGCGGGTGTTCTTACATTCAGAACCGCGTTCGTCCATACCACCCATGGTGGTTTTAAATTAGGTGATGTACTATCATTATCTTATCCATCTAGCGCTGGAGAGCAAACTACTCATATTGTTACAGTTACCGCTGTGACTACACCATGGGCCGCCGCCTCCACCATTGTGAGTCTTACTGTAAATCAAACAGGTGCCAATCTGGCGGTATCCACCGCCGGCGACGGGGCTGCTTATCTAATTGCCCGTGTCCAGGGCCCGCAGTCAAAGACCGGTACTCTGACCAAGAAGCTCAACTGCTACTCCTTCGCCCTCAAGCCCGAGGAGCACCAGCCGTCGGGCACCTGCAACTTCTCGCGTATCGACAACGCCCAACTCAATCTTGGCACGGCTGGTGGCATGGATGGGGACGACAACATCTACGCCGTGAACTACAACGTCCTCCGCATCATGTCGGGTATGGGTGGCCTCGCCTACTCGAACTAAGGGCATAACCATCTCTAAACCATCTCCATAATCTTGTGAATGTCTAATAGATTCACAAAACTTTGTAAAAACGAATCAAATGATCCACAACATCATTTGTTTAATTCCCTCAGAATTATTTTCTAAAGCAGGGTATAACCAAATATGGGAGGAGGATTGATGCAGCTCGTTGCCTATGGCGCCCAGGATATCTACCTCACGGGGAACCCCCAGATCACTTTCTTCAAGGTGGTCTACCGCAGACACACCAACTTCTCGATGGAGGCCATTGAGCAGACTTGGAACGGGACGGGAGGATACGGAAGCACTGTTACAGCAACTATTTCCCGCAATGGAGATCTTGTTCACAGAATGTATGTTGAATTTCAACCGAGTGGGGATGATCAAACAGCCACAGCAAATCCTGGAACCGTTGTTATTGATAATGTTGTCTGTGAAATTGGTGGACAACAGATTGATAAACATTACGGACATTGGATGGAGGCGTGGTTTCAGTTATCTCAACCCAACCCTTCGGGTTGCAATCCCACTTGCTCCGCTGTTGCGGCACCGACTTCTGTCGCTACCGCTTACACACCATTCCAGAAAATGTCTGGTTCCGGTGGTGTAAAAGGTGCCACTGACAATATGGAAATTATGTGGATACCATTACAATTTTGGTTTTGCCGCAACCCTGGTCTGGCACTTCCATTAATCGCCCTTCAGTATCATGAAGTTAAGATCATTCTTACTTATAATGCCATAGGTGGTCAGGCAGCTGCATTCGGTACTTCTAAGCTATGGGCTGATTACATCTACCTTGACACGGATGAACGTCGTCGTTTCGCCCAGGTGTCCCATGAATATTTGATCGAGCAGGTTCAATTTGAATCACACGCCGAGGGTTCTTCATTTGATCTTAATTTCAATCATCCAGTCAAAGAATTAGTATGGACTGGAGGCACTGCCAGTGCCTCTGCTACGGCTGGATTATCTACACCTGTGATAGTTGGCGCTGGGGAAGATGCCGCGGCTGAAAAATATTTGCTAAAACTTAACGGTCATGACCGTTTTGCCGCACGTGATTACAGATATTTCACGAGAACACAGGTATGGGAACACCATTCTGGATATGGGAGTATCAATATTGTAGATTCTATCGCAGTTTACTCCTTCGCACTTAAACCGGAAGAACATCAGCCATCTGGTACTTGTAATTTTTCACGTATCGACAATGCTCAATTACAACTAACTCAAGGGACTAACCTTGCCCTCAATGTCTATGCAGTTAACTACA